AAAACATGTTATGAAGATGACAGATGTTGATTACTATGTTGACATGAACAAGTATTTGGACGGTCGTATGTTGATCCTGTACACTTTTGTACCAACAAAAGTGTGTGGGGTCATACCTAACGCTCGTTATACGATAGACGGTAATTCCGTAAGTGTTCACATCAACGGAGGTGGTCAGTATAAGCATGAGATCTGGGACTATGAAAGTGATCATTTTGTTGTTGACCACTGGTGGGGCTCTGTTGTATATCTTTTGGAAACCCGTAGTGTAGATGCTAATTATCGCATCATTTGGTTTAATCCTATCTCTATTTGTTATGGTCCTATTGGCTGGTTTTTACCTGGAAGGCGTCTAGTTAGGCGCGTATATAGCCAAGGCAGTGTTATTGTTAACAGATATCGAGAAGGAGAAGCTGAAATGATCTCGTTAAAGCATGTTGCTGGTGACATTGGTGTTGAGTTGCCGATTGAGCAGTATGGAACTATAATTAATAAACTAGGAGCTACTAAGGAGCCACATATGAGTGACGTTGAAAGGATATTGAGATCTATGGATCATCCTTCGGCACTTGTGGTGGCTGCAGAGTTGTTCGTATGTTATAAATTAGGTCTTCCTAAACTGCCCGCATCCATCACCCCCGCAATATACTCGAGTTCACGCTACCAAACTTTAACCCCCCTCGTCTTCGAGGATGGACACCAATCTCTTCGGGAACTTAAGTGGTTCAACTACTTACCCGGTGGTTATTCTCCTGATAAATCCTACAATAACGACTATGCATGTATCAAATATCGCGTCCAAGAGCCTAAATTCGATCAACCATTGAATCAAGTGGCTCCATCATACCTTCAATGGGCTGATGATTTTGTTCGCGAATTGGTCCCCGATGATGTTGCACAAACATTCGTACCTCTGGACTATGAGGGTGTTTTAGTGAAGATGAATAAACCTAAACAAGTGAGGCTCATTCAACAAGTCGCACATGTGCTTTATGAAGATTGTATGTGGTTAATAAAAGCTTTTCAGAAACGAGAAGCTTACGGTAAGATAACCGCACCACGTAATATCTCCACTTTGCCTATTGAGCATAATGCTCGGCTAGCACAATTTGTTTATTCCTTCGCAAACCATCTTAAAAGTCAACACTGGTACGCTTTCGGTCGGGCCCCTTTTGAGCTTGCTCAACTCGTGCATGAAAAAGTGAGTAAATCTCGCTTCGTTACTGTAGCTGATGGCTCAAAGTATGATGGTACTGTAGGAGCACTACCTGATTACGTTTATAAGTGTGTTTTAAAGCGTGCTTTTTCTTTAGATTATCGAAAAGAATTGGACCGTTCTTTGCAACGAGAAACTGGTGCTAACGGCGTCACAAAAG